TATGTGCACTGATCGCTTCGAAATCGTACAAGTAGTACTTCGGGGCCCAATCATTAACCGGCTGGACATTCTGCAGCATCTCACGAAGCGGAAACCACAAGGTCGTTTCGTCAAAAGCTGGGTAATAGTTGTACTGCTGATTCACCACCGTATTGACAGTCGGGATTGTTGTGGCAGCAGTTGTGTCCAGCACATGGTACTTGGCTTGCGACTCGAAGCCGGGGTCCTGGATCATCCCATTGGTTGACTGTGAATCGTTCCCCATACCGTACTGATCCACAACACGATTCAGACTTCCTTTTGGGGATGTCAGAAACCAAGACAGGACCTCTGTTTCCTCGATGTTGAACACGGCAGAATATCGGAAAGAGGGTGGTCGAGAGAAGCCCTTGCCAAAGTACAACTCCTCCACGTACCCCTCGCCACGACCTATCAGGTGAAGGTCTGAATAATGGTGGTTGATATCGGACCACTGTCCACGCTCTATCGTCCGACTATGAAGTTCACCTGTAAGTTTGCTGGCCATCATGCCTCACTGCGGGAAGCTCGTCGGATACCCATTGGAGACGTCCCACACACCGCGAGAAAGGTCGCTTGCCTTGCAGCACACCTGCCAATGCATCGGGTCATTGTTACTGAAATTCTCGCCCCAGTAGAACACCCCCACGAAAACGTTTCCGTCATAGCCCCTTATGGCTGATGCAGCCGAAGCAATGGCGAGATACTTATTACGTAATGCAGCCGAGTAAGAGTGGATCGACCTCCCCACTGGGAGGATGGCTCCGTTAAGGTCACAGGCAGTACCCCAAGAGTGATTAGACCACGAACTTGAACCACTGACATGCTTTTGGTACTTGCCTGAAGCAGTTTCTATAAACACGCCTTTATCGTTGAAAATGTCAGCAAGAAGGTTGAATGCATTCCACACCCTGTTGTCTAGAATTGTCCAGCCCCCGTAAGAGTCGGAATGACGCAACTTTCTACGAGAAGCCGGAGCACCAGTGATTTTGCCTCCACTGCGAGTAGGGCCGGTGCCGGGCCAATAGGCCCACATGAACTCGTTCCCGCACGACGACACGCTGCCCCCACCGTCACCTCCACCGCTACCGTCAGGAGGCACATACGTGCCACCGCCAATACCGTCGTCAATAGGCGGTGCAGGGTCGACATCCGGAAGATTCGGGTAAGGCACCCGCAAGTGAGGAGGCGTACGGAACGTTGGGAGAGGCGTATCAGGTACCTCTGGTAATTCTGGGTCAAACGGCAGACCAACATCACCCTCATCTGGCTCACCACATGGGGCGCCCTCAAGAATCTTCTGTTGGCATAAGTATGCGAGTAGAGCTGGCGGCAGATCGTTGATAAACATGTGCCACTGAGATTCGGGACCGTTGCCGAGCCAATGAGTCTCGATATCAGCCACGTAAGAGCCTGATTGCATGTCAAGCGTGACGTTCATCCCCAAGATGTAATGAATGTATGTCTCTGATGTCTTCGCCTCGTAAATGCGTATCTGGTCGTCCACGTCAAGGGCGGGATTAGCCGGGATACGCACCTTCCCCTTGCGATATGACCAGTGAATCCAAAGAGAGACAAGGTAGGCGAATTTCTCAACTTCAGCACGAGCAGCCTCTTCGGTGCGGTTTTCGCCTACGCCACCGAACGGATAGTCAGGCACAATCATGACCCTCTGTTGCCCGGCAAGGAGTGAAAGGTCAGTAACCACCTGTTCCCCAGTTGTAGTTTCCCCACTGCCTTCAATGCTCTTGGGGGCCTCCTCACCTTCGGCGTATCCGGGTGAATAGGAACCATAAACCGCTGGGTCTCCGTCGGCTACGACGACTATCTCAGATCGTAAGGCCTGATCGTCCACAGTCACGCCATAGTCCATGATGAGATTGTTCTCAGCCACTATGGGTATGGAGGACTCACCTCTCCACCCGTCACCCGTGATGTAGTTACCGTTGGCCCAGATGTTTGGTGGGCGCCATATAAACCCACCTGTGGCGTCCACATATCCCAAGAAACCAAGTGTCTCTTTGACCTGATTGATCGCATCCATGACAGATTTGTTGTCCCAGTATGATCCGGGAATACAGGCTGGCTCTACGGGATAGGCACCTGAATAGAAGAAGTCTCCCCACACTCGTCCGCCACGTGAACCCCACTCCTCCTCAAGGAACAGGGGGTCGTCCTCGCCCTCAGCCCAATAGAACCCAGCCCATGCAAGAAACAGCTTCACCATGTCCGTGTAGTCGTCTATGTTGCCGGGTATCTGTGTGACAACTTCTTCTGTTACATCGACAGTCTCTGTTGAGGTTCCTGCGGGTGTGTAGCCCATGACTTCAAATTCATAAACGCCAGCTCGGAAGTCTCCGCCTGAAATTCTCCCAAAGTCCTGAAGGTTCGTGAAGACCAGCCTCACCCTGTCTGCGCTGTAGACCCTGTCAAGGTCAATTGTGAACCAGTTCTCACTGACTGGGAGTGAGAGCTTCTGGACATACAGGATGTCAGCACCGTTGGGGTACGCAGGCTCGGCGTTCGGGTTGTAAGGCACCCGCTGCGTTCCTTGCCACACGCCGTTCTCCATCACCCCCACGTACAGCACGTAGTTGCCAACCCACGGTTTGAACCTGATACGATTGATAGGTTGACCGTCAGTCATGGCATCCAACCACTCAAACGACCAGTCAGTGGAGATACCACCGACACTGTTACGCATGGAAATCCAATACGTCGACGGATCACCATCAAATGCATGCGAAGCTTGGTGCCCATAGACAGACGCGTTCGTTCCGTACCAAGGTGCTGCAGACGAATCGTACACATCGGTTGAATGTCTGGCAACATCGGTGCCTATGACTTCGGGAGTAGAAGTTGTGGTTGTGGTCTGCGTGGATTTGTCCGTGGTTTCTTCACGATCCGAACAGAACTCGACGGGGTAGTTGTCCAGAGGCACGATCGGTGGATACAAACGTTGCTCAATGAGAAGCTTTGCAAGGTCACGACATTCGACCGAGAAGTTACCCTTGGCGTCTATTTGAACTCTGTCGATAAGCCAAGTCCCGGTTAGAACCATCTTTCCGTCGTCCCAAGGAAGGGTGGAGCCATCCGTTCCGTAACCCTCGAATGTCCAAAGGAGCCTGTTCGGTAGAAATGCGTCTGTGTAGTTGTCTGGAATATGACCCCAAGGATTAGATTCTGAACCGTCACTTGAAAGTCCACGACGATAGGTGAACGTACCCGGTGCACCCTGCTCCTTGAGGTCACGCTTCGTCGGATAGGAAGAGCCGCCGTCATACCCGACATCCAAGTCCTCACCAATAGCCAATGGCAGCACGTTGTACATTGTCAACGTCATACTCGCGGCGTCGGTACCCACTTTGTGCGACCTTGAAAGAGACTTGATATTGATGGTTGGAATTTCAAAGTAATCATCACTGCGCCAAGGACTACCAAACAACTGTGTACGAAACAGGTCATTGGATGTCCTCAAGGTCTGCTTAGACAGTATTACACGACAATGGGGTTTGTTGGAACCGACAAAATTGCCTTGCTCCCAGAGGTACCACAATTCATCCGATGCGAGTTTCACACCAACACCTTACACGTAACGTTGTACGAATAGCGGTGTTGGTTAAGGGAGGACTTCTTTCTTTGCATCGAATATGAGTCAACAATGATGTTCCATGTCGCACCCTGATCGTCAGTCAGGATGAGGTCATTCCACTTGTCAAGCTCCGCTCTCAACTCAGAGTAGAACGTAGCGCTATTGATCGTTCCCCCGAACGTTAAGACAGGCACCCCATCACGACCCTGAAAGAGGATCGTCCCACCGATAGATCCAGTCGTGGTTTCGATCTGAATGCTTGCTTTTCTACCGGGGTGATCGAACTCAATCGGATTCATCGGGAACGTCCACACAACAGGGGAGCCCGTCGAGTTGTCGGTGATAGTCCACTGTGCCATTACAAGACCCCCAAAGTTATACCTGCTCCGCCCGGAGCATTACGCAGGTCTTCTACTTCGAATGCACCAGCGATAGCGTCAAACACGACATCCGCCTGAACGTCGTCACTGATAAACACATTGATCGTCTGATCCCTGTTGTCGAGATAGTTGACACCCAACGACTCGGCCTGCACCGCACGTCGGACCTCAAACAGGGTTGGAAGGCGTATCTGGCCGGGGATGTTGAAGGCTGCACCAGAGATATCGTCTACCAAACCATCTATGAGCCCATTGATTTGTATCCAGAGCTTCTTTCCTGCATCCGTGCTGATATCCACTTCTGCAAGCATGGTTTTGAGACTGGCGATGTAACCATTTAGGCCGAGATCTCCGCGCTCGAACTGGAACTTCAGATTGAACAACCCCTCATCAAATTGGGCCGCAATCTGCGCAGCTATGGCGTTCTTCTTTTCAAGCAACAGTCCGGCTTCTTCGATAGGGCCCAAGTCTGGGATTTGAAGGGCGCGCATCACCCGTATGTAGTCCTCATTTGCCGCATCAAGCGAGCTTGTAACGTCAAAATCACCTGCCAACTGCCTATTGATGGACTCAAGATCAAGGGCCATATTCTGAATCGTAGCTTTCGTCTCTAGGACTGCCCTTGAAGCATTAAGGAACTCCTTTGATGTATCGCCAAATATGATTGCAGTAAGCTCGGCTTCCCTTTCAAGGGAAGAAAGTTGTACCAAAATCTGCCCTAAAGAATCACGAACAGACACCTTCGACAGGGTGAGCGCCGTTAATTTCTGAAGCTCATTCTGTGCCTGCTGTGCCAGCAATTCGCGAAGTTCAACAGTGAGTGTTGCAATCCTTGTGGAGTCGTTGTCTTTCTGGGCGTTCGCAATCCTGGACTTCACGGCAGATATCTGCGCAATCAGCCTTGCTGAACCAGACAAAGCAGGAGCGTTAAGTCGTATCTGGGCCTCGCGTGCTGCGATCGCTTCTTCACGAGCATCGTCTATACGCTGCTTCTCCGCTAGTTCCGCCGTGCGTTCCAATTCGTTCGCAAGCTGGTTATTACCCAAGACCTCTCGTTCGGCAATAGCTTGACGCCGAAGTTCCTTTATGTAATCACGAGTAGCAGCATCTTTCTCTGCGAAGGAACGTGCCATTGCTATACGGTGCTGCTTAACTGCGGTTGAGTTGGAACGTCTCACGTCACGTAGCTGCTTCACTTCCTCTCGTATCTGATCATCCAGATGGAGTGTGTCCTCGCCTCGATCCTCAGCGTCCGCTCGATCTTGTCTCAAACTTATTATCGACTCAGAAAGTTGGGTCTCCTGATCTGCAAAGAAAGTACGTCTTGAAACAGCATCCTGTGCGTTCTTTTCCTGTCTGCGTAGACCATCTATGTACGCCTTCTCAGAATCTTCCCGAGCCCTAGCAGCCTCTTCGGTATCGCCCGTGGCTTCAAAATCTTCTGATGCAGTACGTAGATTCTTAGATATACGTAACGCCTCCGTTGCCGCGCTTTGAGCTGTTTCTCGACCTAGGAAAATGTCGTTGTCAAGACCAGCAAGTGCATTATTCAACTGGTTAATGCTTTGACCGGACTCTGTTATGAAGTCCTCATACGCATTGACAACCTCATTAATGACCTGTTGGATTTCAGCAAAGACCGTTATCACATTCGCAGTATCAATGTCCCGTTCCGACTGGGATTTACCTGCATCGTCTGCAAGTTCAGCAAGTGCTTCATTAAGTTTCTCGTTTAATGCCTCACGAGCCAACTCAAGAACACCCTTACCACCCCTACGTCCGAAACCCACGTTTGCTGCCGCAGCTATTGCAAGAATTGCGCTGCTATCCAGTGGCTCTGTTGGCTCCGGAATATCGCTTATAGCGTCTCGAATTTCTTCTGACTGTGTTCTCAGGAATTGCTCAGTGGACTCCTCCAGCAACCTCGCCCAATACTGCTGAGTTCCGGGGATGTTCTGTGGATTGTGTGAACGAGCAGCTACCTCACGTAACGGAGCGAAAGGATCGGGTCCACCCGCAACACCAGAAATAGCCGTAGGAATGATCCCGACACTCCCTGCAACACCAGCAAGACCCGCTGCTCCGAGCATTTCTAGAAGTCCAGGCTGTCCAACAGTCGTAGTCGCGGCAAGACCCTTGATAGCCTCTACACGAAGCTCCTGTCTGACCAAGTCAGCTTCCCTGCCTGTTAGGTCTTCATCTGCAATCCTTCTGCGAGCTTCAATAGAAGCTTGCTTGATGGAATCGGATCCCTCTTTGAATGACTTCTCAAGTGCCTTACCAGCATCGTGCAGGGCTTTCAGCGAAAGCGCTGCAACAGCAGCAGCAGCAGCCATGGCGATAACGGGATGAGCTGATACTGCAGAAGCCGCCGAACCTCCGAGAGACTTACCAGCAGCAACGGCGCCTCGACCGGGGAAACGGCCCGCACTCAATGCATTTTGACGAGCAGTTTGTGCCAATAGGAAAGCTTCGGGAGTGTCGCCCCCGCCCAGCCTAAAGAACCCAGACAAGAATCCCTTCTGTGTTGTCAGCTTGGTAAACGTCTTTCTCAAAGCAAGAGCGACACGCAACGCACCACCAACAGCCAGAGTAAGTAACGCAAACTTCGAAATGACCGAACCAAACGGGACACCCGAGAATGAATCAAGCGCATCCTTCGCGAGAAGCAATATCTCAAGCATGCTGTTCATTGCCTTGATGAGCGTTTCTACGGTTGTAAGAAGAATCTTGAATGAACTGATGCCGCCCAGTCGTTCGAAGTTTTGCGCCAGCGACTGGAACCCTACAGATATGGAAGCAATCAATTCAGATATGGTTCGACTCAAGAACGCAAACCTTTGATCTGCCGCACCAGCAGCAGCACTTGCACCAGCAACAATTGACGCTTGGAGATCAGAAGTACCCAACGCTGCAGCCACAGCCTCAAGTTCACGACGCTGACCAATGATCTGTAGAACCTTTTGTGCCGACTTGGGATCGACATTTTCCAGCCTCTCGAACTGGTCAACGATCCTCTCCCACGCTCTGGCTCCAGTATCAAAATCACGTATCTCGATGTTGAATGCAGAGGACGCACCAGCAAGATCCAGCAATGCATCCCTGATCTTGGGGTCTGTCAACTGACCCAACGAACGGTTCAACCGCTCAGCGACCTGCTGCCCTGTTTGGCCAAGTTCACGTGAGGTAGCAGCGACAATCGCGAATGTCTCCTCCATCGTGAAGCCCATTTGACGAAACACTTCCGTAGCACGAGCACCACCCTCAAGTGTGTCCTCAACCTCTACACCAAACTTTTGCTGGATCTGGACTGCGAGGTCAAGGGCACGACCATACAGACTGGCTGCAATAGCTTCTCTGCGCAGCAATCTTTCGTTCAGGTCGAGAATGCCGGTACCGTCGAACACCGCAGCAGAGAAACCCTCTGCCACAGCAGTCAATGCACGCAAAGTCTCGGACTGATCTATCGTCGACACCTTGGTGGCAAGAAGTTGAGCACGAAGCGCGATCATCGCATTGCCCGTATCCTTGAAGCGTGAGATCATCACGAACGCAGCCTTGTTCGCCTCAACTGGAAGGACGTTGTAGGTATCTGCAAGAAGCAGAATCTCCCTACGAACAGACTCAACCTCAAGTTTGAACTCCGTTGTGTTCCTAGGTGCCTCAATATCAAACTCAAGGGCACTCTCGATGTCTGCAAACGCCCGCTCAACATCTATCGCAGCTTCAAAAAACTCCCTGACCAGCTTCTGGGCACCGAAAATGGCTGCGCCAGAGATAGCGAACTGCAAAGTCGCTGTGAATCTACGACCCATGTCTTGAAACACATTTTCAAACAGCCTGTTTATGCCGGGACGGGCTTTACTGACTGCTTGCTTTATTCGGTTAGCGTCGAACGCCCCTTGAAGGTCGCCACCCTTAGCAGACAAACGCGCAGTTTCGCGACCGATCCTGTCTTGAGACCGTGCATTCTCCGCAATAAGCTGATTCCGTTGGTCCTCGTGTTTTACACCAAGAAGAAGTTCGGTATTACGAGTTTTGATCAGTGAGAGTTCGTCTGCTATCAGTTTGGAATTCTGACCTATGAAATCGCCACTCTTCTTCAGAGCATTATTGCTGAAGTCGAGTAGCGCTTTCCTTCTACGACCAAGCTCCTCAATATCTTTGTCTTGCCCGGCCTGCTTTAGATCGCCAGCCTCCAAATCCTGCGGTCTTCTTGCTTTGCGACGTAAAGCATCTTCGTCCTGAGCAGACTCAAACCGACGTTGACGCAGGAGTGAAAGAGCTTGTACCTGCTTCTCGGTAGCGTCTACTCCTTTAACAGCAGCAACAGCCTGTCTATTTGTCTCCCTTGTTATCTGTCTTTCGAGAGACTTGCCTTCTTTCCGCAGATTGTTAGCTCTACGCAAGAGAGCCGGTACAGCTTCAAGGTTCTTCTGCCTTCTCTGGTTGCTTTGTGCTGCATTAGCCGCTCGAATCTCTCTGATCTGTTGGTCGATCTGTGCTATCTGAGATTCTGCTCCGGAAGCCAAGCCCGCACGTAGGTTCGCTTCTGCGCCACCTCTAGTGAGGGCTTGCATCTGCTGAATGTGAGATATCAGCTCTTGAACTCGCTGATCTACGAAGGCGTACGCTGCACCAGCTTTAGCTGCCTGTGCATCAAAGGCACCAAAAGCTTCTGCTTGTTCCTCGCCAAGCAGCCTTATGCTGGCAGTAGTTGCGACAATAGCCTTGTCAATCTGCTCTACCGATACTCTTGCCCCTGCATCACCGCGACCCCTACCCGGTGTTAGCTTGCCCCCTGCTCCAACAACTCCGGCAGCACTCAGTGCCTTCCCGGCACCGGCGCCTAATGCCCTAGAGCCCCTGCCACCCGCAGCGCGTAAAGACTCAAGTTGTTCGAGGACTCTGAGTTGCTCTTTGAGTTCACGAGTTATCCTGCGATAGCTAACTCCGAGCTTGTCGAGGTTCTTCCCAGCTCTGTCATCTCCTGTTACGGATTTCAGACCCTCCTTGAGCCTGTTCATTTCCTGAACAAGGATCTTGGACTTCGCCTGGAAGTCCGTAATATCTAAGACAAATTTGGTACCGAGTTCTGGTAACGCCATTACTTGGGCCTATAGGATTCCGCTAGTTCATTAGTCGTCATACCAGTAGGTGATTCATCAGCATCCTCATAGCGAGAACGCGACTTGCCCGAATCGCCATACTTAGCCGACCTCTTGTCCTCAACGTTCCTGAACCACTTATCAACCAGATCCCCGCTATGCCATATGCTTCGGGGTGGTTGTTCATCCTTTGGCAAGTTCTCATGCCAGCTTATCACCGTGAGTGCATGATTCACGGCCATACTGATAGGCCATGGTGAATCCTCTACAGATCCTTCCCAGAAGGCTGAAAAGCCTCCTCCAATTCCCTTGACGCCTCGAACTAGGCTGAGGAACTGGGGAGACTGAGCGAGTTTTTTACATCATCGCTCCCAGCCTCAAGACGTTCATATGCGTCATAAAGTTGTGATCTTATGTACTGCGGTATCTCAAGAACCTCACTGGGTTCAGTAAAATACAGACTGCGCTTATTGTCTGGATAACGACACGCATAGTAAAGCATCTGGACTTGATACGCTTCATACCACATCATTTTGGACTCAAGATCAATCGTGACATTGATGATGTCTTCGCGAAGTTGCTCATCAGTCTTGTCGCCACGTTCCTCTATCTTGGCTTTCAAAAGAACTTCGGAACGCTCTAACACCTGACTTTGAAAAAGATCGTACTCTACAAGCAGTTCCTTCAATTGTGCATCTTCATCTTCGTCTATACGGTCGTCTGCATCCGCTTCTTTCATCTCTGTGTTGTACTTCTCGATCTCACCCATACGCGTAGTAACAGCAGTAAGAACTCCTATGTAACGATCGTCAGTTTCCCAATCCTCACCCAAGTCCTCGTCATACAGAACTTCGTTGAATGCTATGTCCCTGATCTCTGGGCCGTCGAATATGGCACGAGACGAGATTAATTCATCACGGTCCTGATCCTCCAGCGACTCCTCTAGTGCGATACGCGTATCGGATGACTCGTCACGAGCTGCACGCTTATAGCGACCCATCTTGCCATTTGCATGTTCACGTGCCTCTTCGAGTTGTGTAGGTGAAGGCCTACGCACATAAATTTGGTATTCGTTGTCGTCACTATCAACGACAGTGACTAACTCCCCAACCTTGAATAGATCAGACAGGTGGGGTCGCTTTTCATTCGCAGCTTTCTTAGCATTGGCATTCTTCGCCATTCATTCTCCCGGTCGTTCACGTGAAGGGTAACACAAAGAAGGAGAGGTGTCACAGCACCCCTCCTTCTCATGCGCTTTTAGCTAGTGACTAATCGTCAGCCTTGTAGACCTCAAGAATGCCCGTAGCTGACACAAACGAAAAGTCCGTCTCAAGCTTAGAACCAACCGAGCCCTGCAGCGACGGAACCGTGAACTTGGCATCAGGAACGATCCAAGTCTTGGTTGTGGCACCAGCAGAGTCGACGGTGATGATCTCAACGTCAAGCTCGGGTGGGTCCTCCGTAGCATTCGCAATGTCAGTGCCAGTCAATCCAGTCACAAGCTGAATCTGTGCGAACAGTGCGTTCACATCAGCAGCCTTCATCGAGACCGAACCGGAAACATCCGGAATGTCAAAGTCCTGAGCAACAATGAAGGAGTTACCGAACTCCTCGTCTCGTTCAAGGGACACAGACCAGTCAATGTTGCCGGACTGCACACCAAGCCAGTTGTTGCCAGCATCAACGGAGATGTACGTGTCACGTCCACGAATACCGATCGGATCAGCGACGTTGTGTACACCCTGCGCATACGTCGATGCAACAGCAGAACCGTAGGTAAGGACAATGTTGTCAGTACCTGTAGCAGGTTCGCTACCTGCTTCGAACGTAACGCCAGTAGCAGTGTCCGTGTAGTCGATGATGTTCTTCTGTCTGATGCCATCAACCGTGACAGACAGCGCGAAATACTCAGTCCCACCGATGGTGGACTTGAACGCAGGGCCGTCAGTGAAGTTGAATGGTCCGGTAGTGGTATCACCATCGAAGGTTTCCTCATACACAGAGCCAGGAACATAAAAGACCGAGTCTCCACGCATGGTGGCTGTCTGCGTTGCTGGATCACCGAGCGAGAAAGCATAGCTCATCGACTCAAGTGACAGGTAGGGGATAACCACACCACCGTCAACCGTCTGGGCACCTGAAGCCTTGAACGGCGAAATGACGTTGATGGGTACATTCAATGCGAGATCAAACAATGTCGCGTCGGCTTCATCGTTGATGCCACCCGTGAGTATTGATTCCAGTTCTGTGGTTACGTCAAAAGATTCGATTTCGAACGTGAGGTCAGGAATATCGCGTATGGTACCAATTGCTATGGTATTACCCAATTCTTCCAGACGGTCTTCATTCACGTTGATCCCGGTCACGCCGCCTGTCTGAATGCGGTCTATGACGAATCCACCAGTAACGTGGAGGATCTGTCCGCCCTTAATTGCCATAAAGGCTCACCTCTCCTAGTTGTATTCCCTTATTGGGTCGAGCACAGACTATCACGTGAAGGTTGTGTCTCACGGACAGTTTACGCTGATCTACCAAACGTCTTGACAGTGGCAACTATGTCACGTTTCCACACTTGGGGCAGACGTTCCAATGTAGACAGCCACGCTCGCTCTATGAAGTGCTTCCCCTCGAAACCCGCACCTGGATTCGCCTTGCCACCCTTCAGTATCGTCTGACCCTCCGGGCCTTTTCTTGCAAACTTCTTGGGGATAACCAGGACCGCATTAGACGGTGAGCCGGTAGTGAAATAGAATCGCTTCGGTAAGATATGTGTTCCTCGCGGAAAGAGTGAGGCATCACCCAATATAGTTTCAGGAGCATTTTGTGTACCTGAAAGTCCAAATTCAAGAGAACGCCAAACATATTTTGTCTTGGAATCCGCTGTAGACACATTGGGATAGCCGAATCCAAACACACCCTCCTTGATCTCGAATACATTGCCATGAAAAGTATTGCCAGAGTCTTTATCGCCAAAGGTGAAATCGCCGGTCCGTCTGCCACGCTCTGCGCCACGACCCTGCTCGCCGGGTCGCCTAATGGAGGAGTGAAAGTTGCTTGCAGCAGCCCTGCCCACAACACCGATCATTGCAACAGCGGATTGCTGTGTGTTCTTCTTGAGGTTGACAGGCAGCGCCTGAATCGCAGTCACCATGCGCTGGAAGCCATCCTCATCCACTTCGAGACGAGCAGAACCTCCACGCCCCCCTCCAAGGTTCCTCAGTGAAGCAGCACTAACCATTACGCACGTACCTATGAATTTCGTCAATCTTCTTGACATACTCATCGTTGAGCACATCCACCTCAGACTTCACTATGTCCATAGCGAGATCCTTGAACTGGTTCACATTGTCAAGGATGACCTGACGAATAGCCTTCTGATCCTTCGTGGATATATCTGGATACGCCTTGTAGATGTTCGATTCAAGCCACCCCAGAATGGACGCCGAGCATCTGTTGCCTCGCGTAGCCACAAGCTTTGCCGAGAATGAATTCTCTCTTTTCATCAGTTGAACCTTTCCTCTACCACAACCCACGCCACAGAATGCCAATGCTTCTGCCACGCATTCGTAGCTCTTGTGGGTTTGCTTCTTTCCAAAGTACTCTCCATGACCTGCACCACAAACTCTGCAGTAGGCGAGACCTGCTCATAGTCATACACAGTGAACTGGCCGACATCGTTCACATGAGCAGCAACGTCACCAACGACGTGCCTACCAAGACCATCATTCTCTGCGAAGAAATCGACAAAGATTGATGTATGAAGGCGCTCTGCTTTTGACCCCAACTCCAAGGCAAGTGACGTTGTGTCACCCATAGAAAAGGCAATCGTGTTCAACTCAACAGCATCATCGTCTTCTGGGTATTCATCCACCACTGTGATCGGTGCGTACTGCTTGTTCGTGTTGTTGAACCACCCACGAGTAGTGAGATCAGCAACGATGTCGTTGACCACGGACTCAAGCATCATCCTGTCACGAAGACCGCCTTCAAGTGGCATTATTCAGTTCCCGTCGCTACGCAATGCAATTGGTATACCGTCAGGTCATTCAACCCCACGGCAGGTTTGTAGAACCTGAAGTAGTACCGCTGATCTGATGGTCCAATCGTCAGGTAGGTGAATCCATACGCTTCGCTGAATTCGTCTTCGAACATGGTGAGAACCACGGTGTTCGGATTGAACTCACCGACCTCGGTAGAGAACGCGCCCTGCCTACCTAGCGGAGCGAAGAACTCGACAGCACACAATATCTGTAAGGGCCCCTTGGCAGTATCTACAGAAGGAGTGTCTGTCCAGTTCCAAGGACTGCCCTCCAAGTCAGCATCGTCGAATGTCTGCTCACCCTCAAAATAGAACGTGGGCTGTTCGTTCTCCGCAATACCCATCACCATCGTCCTACGTAGGATGTCACGAAGATCAGCAGTCGGTATGACCGCTATCGACTCAATGCCACCGAGCTTCTCTGCCATGACTAGCCACCAATCTTCTCAGGTCGGGTCTGGACATACTCGGGTGTCTCCACTTCCGGGATACCCGCACGAGGAGTCTTGACCTCTGGCTCTTCCACTGGCTCTGTTACCTGCTCGTGGACGACAGCGGCTCTCACGCTTGGGTCAAACTTGGCGATCTTTGCCTTCACATATTCGATCGCAGATTTGTCCACGTCGTCAGCTACGTACTGATCCAAAACCCTATTAAGGGCAATGGGGCTCCTGATATCTCTCAGGTAGTAGTCCACTTTTTCGGGACTGCCCAATGTCTCCACGGACAGAGCAATGACTTCATTCTCTGTGAGCGAATCGGACGACTGAATTTCTTCTAGGTTCGTGTCTCCTGCCTCCCTAACCAACTCGAACGTTCCATTGCGGAACAAGTCAAGCTGAGGGGTGGCGGCAATATCCTGATTCAGTTGACGGTCAAGCGGTGTGATGGAGAACGTACGCTTAGAATTGACAATTCTCGTATTCTCGTTGCCGCTGCGGTCGTGGTACTTACACCACCGCATCCCGTGGGTTGTGTTCTTCCAAACTTCGAGTGTCTCGTCTGGCATTCCTGTTCCTTTCCTAGACCAATCTGGCCTTCACGTGAAGGATGATACACGAAAGCCCCGCAGAAGCGAGGCCATCGTGTCATTTCCGAACTATATCACGAACATCCGGTGGTCTCACCACAAACCGTGCAGATGAAACACGTACCAGCCGGAATCATTCGTGTGTTACCGCAATGAGAGCACTTATCATCCCTCATTTTCCACCACAATTACAGCAACAATCTCCTGTACATCTGTCCATAAGCTTCCTTACTCGGACTCCTCACCATAAGCCATACCTCTCGAACAAACGGTGCAAAACAGGCAAGAAACAGGGAATGTTTCAGAAACAAGAGAGCCCCGCCGAAGCGGGACTCCCTTTTGTCTTAGTTTCGTGGTTCGAAACTTATGGCGTGATACTCGTATCGACGAACCGACGTGCCCTTTCGGGACGGTGGAGGACTCCACCAAAGTCCTGCCTACCAATGTAGTGCCAGTACCAGTTGTCGTCTTCGACGTACTCTTTGGACTTCAATCCACCATACATGGCGAACAGTCCAGCATCGTCACCGACCACGTACATCTCATTCGCTGGAATGAACGAATCGCCTTGCTCGTCCTTCCAGTTCTTGACCTGCACAACGGACGATCCACGGTAGACACCAAGGCGTCCACGCTTGCGGATTTCTTCCAGAGCTTCATCAGCGAAGCCGGGGAAGTCCATGATCTGATCCACCATCGTGGAACGACCATAGAGCGTCACTACGCCGGACTGCGACTCATCACGAACCTCACGGATCGCCTGATTAAGTGCAGACTGATCAACATTGGTACCCGTAACATAGTACGGAGAACCGGAGTCGATACCAGCTTCGATGAGTGCCTTGATCTGCTTGTTAACGCCCCAGTCGAGACGCTTCACTGCGAGGTTCCGGAGTGTCGCCGCGTTCTTGGCGAAGTTGGACTCCATCTTGTCCTCGAACTCGTAGACGTGGAAACCAAGAGTGTCTCTTGGAATCTCCATCGACTCGCTGACCATGGCGCTCGCCTCGATGTGTCCACCCTTTGCGATGAAGAAGACCTGTAGGCCAGTTTCCTCTTCAAGGATGACACGATCGTCGAAACCAACGCGGTCTACCTGAATGATCTGATCGTAGAAGGTCTCAAATGTGAACCCTTCAAGGATGCTCTCTGTGAGCACCGCGGCCATTGCACGCCTCCATGCGGGATTGTGCCACTGAGCCTTTGCTTCAGCGTTGACCTTTTCGATCAGTTCGAGTTCCTCAGCACGCTGCTCAGGAGAGCGGCCATAGTTGTCGATTAGCTTTTTGAATGCTGCTTTAGACATTTATCCCACCTCCTATATGATGAACTCGGCGTCTAGTGAAAGATCGCCGTTCGTGTTGAGAGCAGTTACTCGAAGTACTGCTTCTGTTGCGTCTGTCGTTACCGCCCAATAGCCGGTCGGGTCCCAACCCAGAAGGTCGTTGACCGCCACAGAACCAATGCTGTCCACCATTGTGACAGCAGCTCTGTCGCTATCGTAATTCAGACCCGGCTCAGTCTCGTCGATCAGGGTATTGCGGAGCCACACCTTGACGCCTGGACCGTGAAGAACCTGCACCATGCGGTTTGCAGGTGCAGTGTCTAGGTCCTGTGGAAGCAGACCAGCAGCGCCACCCCAAGGGGGAGCGTTAAAGGTCTGAGAGTCATGCTCATACCACAGGATACCGCAAACGTCTTGTCTCACGTCCTTTGAGCCACCAACACCAACGCCATCAGCGCTTGCATCGGCCTGCTCGACCCGGTCAGTATCTGCCGGGTCAATCTGGACGAGAGTGCCAAGGCGAAGTTCAGTAGCCGCTGGAGCGCGGAACCTTCCCTCACGAACCAAGTTGGTGAAGCGACGCATCCCGAAGTTACGGGTTGTCGTGCTAGATCCCATCTTTTGGTTTCCTCCTTAGGACTGCGAGGCGCCAGCAAGGTCACTGGAGAAGAAGCCATTAATGACAAATTCCTCCGACCCTTCTGCGTCTGCGGTCACTCGTGTCCCGTCGAAACTTGACGTGGGGAGCTTCTCTTTGGCCGTAGCCTTAGCACTAAACTGGAGGTCTTCCAGATAGGCTTCGAAGTTTTCCTCAGACATTTCCGTCCAGGCTTCTTTTCTTGTCTCGACCTGCTCGTCAGAGAACTCGACCACAGCCTTAACGGCCTCGACGCGCTCACCTTCGAGGACTGCCAGACGTTCCGCTTCGTCACGATCAGTAGCGGCTGTTTCCAGCTCTGCAATCGTCCGAGCAGCGTCTTCAGCAACCGTCGAGGCAGCTTCGAGCTTTTCGTTTAGGCTGAGGACTTCAGCATCGGCGGAAGCGGTAGCTTCCGACTTTGCATTCTCGACGGCAGTAGCTAGGAGCTGCTCGTGCTGCTCCTGCGTGAAGATCGCTTTCGCGTCGTCTGCCACAATTCCCTCCTCAGAGGCTTTACTGGTGCAATGCATGCAGATAGCTTCGTCATGGTGCGACCCGTCGGGACGCATCTCCATAAGAAGATCATGCTTTTGCTTGTCAGTCATGCTCATTTGCACATCCTTCACGTGAAACTATAGACCAACATGCTCGCTTTGTGGGTGCAGTCCGAGCTATACGCTCAGTGTCTCCATTGCGTCTTCCCACTCGGATGCGCTGAGAGGAGATGATTCAGTCTTACGGTTTGCATATTCCCTAGTCAACTCGGTAGCTATCGTTGTGATGTCAGCATCTTCCCAACCGGGAGTTGCTGGAGGGAAGATCAGGGCGCCGCCCAAGAAGGTAGGGTTTATCCAACGCCTCGCGGCAGTCCTATTCGCAAGATGCTCGCAAAGTTCTGATGCAGCAGAGCGGAATGAGAACGTACGTTCACATGCCATGCATTGAGTTGTCTCTGCGGTACATTCCATTGAATACCACAAACGACCCAACTCATGAGCGTCTCTTGCTGCTTTCGCCACATTCGGGAAGTTCGCAGTCCACAACACGGCCAGTGCCTGCACCTCGGGTAGAATCTCTCCATCCTCACCGTCCGCCTTAGCCCTGTGGACGATTTTGGTTTCGACAAAAGTTCCAACAGGACGGTCCCATTTGTGTAGGACATTCAGGGGCGTGTACTTGATGCTCGGCTCACCCACCACGATGTCGTCATACGACCAGAAGTCACCGTTCTTGTTCGCTTCGTTCGCCTGAACGTATCTACCGGCGATCCAAAGAAAGGAGTCGTTCATCTTTTGTTCAGCCCACTCGGACGCCATGCCACGTGGAAGCTGTGTCGGGTCAGACACGATGTATGCACGTGCTGACATGTAGAGCTTGTCGTTGATCTGCTGCAGAATCATTTCGTCAGACATCATTCATCTTCCTTCTTCTTGGTTGGTCCAGTTGGTTGACCACCCTTACGTCCGGACTTGTCTGGGTTGCCTTTGTTGGGTGAATCGAATGGGACATCGACTGGTGTGAACACGTCTTCCCAACGCTCGTCCTCGTACTCACGTCTCGAAGCTTCAAGTGTCTGATCGAACCCGAACTCAGTGAGGAGGGTTTCGCGTGACATGTCGCCACGATCCCTGAGAGACTGGAGCATGCTGATAACTGACGGATCGAATTCCAGCTCCATTCTGCGTGGAGCGAACTCAATCGCAGTAATAGCGGAGAACTCTTTCGCGTTTGCTGGGTGCTCATACGTCGGCCTCAGTACATGGTCTTCAATTGACCGTCTCATCATATGACGTCTGCTCGCCAGCCCACGGGCAATAACTCGTCCCATGGTCATAGAGGTCTCACGGTTGCCTGTGTCATTCGGCATGGTGAACATACCCCACAGCCTCATCAGCAGGCGCTGATCTAACACATCCCACTTGTTTTCGTTGAGAACGTGCGTTATGTCCGGTGTGATGATTTCGATTTTGATGCGGTGATCAGACACAATGACAGGCGAGCGGCTTTGCGACCTCACCTGTGTGGCTGTCTTGTCAACCTCTGATTTGGTGGTTGGAATCTGATCTGTTCCACGAGTCACGAGGACAATGAAGTTGATTCCACCAAGGAGGAATGCACGATCCATCTCTCTCAACTGGTGCTTGAGGTCGAGCAACGGGAAGATGGATTTCATCCGAACACGTGACCATCTCTCGAACGGTGACTTTGTGAGAGTGTGCTGCCACACATACTGGGGGTTGAGGAGCATCAGCTTGTCGACTTCGATGCCTTCCTTCTCAAGCTTCTGTGATTCTTCTGCCGAAGGGGTGTACCTACTAAGGAACAGCGCCCCTACAAGTTCATCGTCACCAGCGCCCTCAATCTCATCATCAGAATTCATGATCCATGCAAGGCTGGCGTTCCCGAAGGGGTCAAGGTTTACAGGAACGACTCTCGTGGGGTCGAGAAAACCCAGAGCCACAGGAACAGTGATGTTGTATTCCTTACGAGCCTGACGCTTGTCGCGCTTCCCCTCAACCTTGTAGGTCTTCTGGCCCCACCATCTCACCATGTAGCATTGCGACGTTACGTACAGCTCACGCCACATAGTCCGCACAAAGCCGTCAAGGTCTAGATCACGACCTATCTGATGCCAGACGTTCTCCTGATCCTTGTCGTTCTCGGTCTCGAACGTGACTTTCTGGAACGCCATCGACTCAGATAGGTCTGCAACGTTGCCTACCACATCATCATCAAGCGAGTCATATGAGACAGCCATCTGTGAAAACACCTTGCCGGGTGTAACATACTTGTCTCGTTGGAAAATCCCACGAGTTGCCCTGCCCCTACCCTGAGCGTCCTCAGCCCACGAAGCAAGCGCACGTGTAACGCGAGGATCCACTCCCGATGTCAACCCTTCAGCCATTGAGGCTTGAATGTCTTCAGGTGGAACTTCGGAGACAATGATCGCTCCGTCTTTGATTTCAGATTCGAAGTTGTTCTCATTCTCGCTCATCTGGACAGCTCCACTTCTTGACGTGCCACTTCGATAAGGCGTGATGCGCCCTTGAATTCGAAGTCGATCAGATCCATGATTTTCTGAAGCTGCATCGTTCTGAACGCCTTAGCCTTGCGTTCGGTCTTCTCGACATGCAGGAGCTGTATCCATATCTCTGTACATCGAGCCATCAGTGCCATACATGTAGTCATGATGACATCAGGTTGGGCGTCCATCACGCTCTGAATAGTGTGAATCATTGCCTCCACTTCTTCGTAGAGGTTCATTCCATCAAATGCGTTAACGGTAACTGCGCCTTTTCCGGCCTTAAACGAGCTATCGGTAGCATCCGTCACGTGAAGCTTCATGAAAAGGAGCTTAGCACGTCCTTACTCACGGAAGGTGCAAGCTAGTGTTTCTGAAGAGCATTAGCTTTCTGTGGCAATCGTTACAGATGATAATCCTGTCTTCTCTGGACTCCAGAGGGAACTCTGCCACCCACCGGTTCTCGGCTGCCTCGTCAGAACCACCTTTGAGAAACACTTCATTACAATTCGCACATCGGAATTCACTCATGCGAAGACTATGTCTACTGGTTCTGGTTTCTTCATCTTGACCATTGCGTCCAATACCATCTGTTCTTTGCCAACAATCATCATAGCGCCAGCATCCAAAGAGTGGAACGACCCACGGTTGAAGGCTTTCTTGCCATATGGATTCGTTTCTGAGCGTTCCCGATACCACGTGGAACCCTGCCACTCACCAAGAAGTTCCTGATCCCAAGGAAGAATCAGCCTCTTGGTGTCAACGTACTGACGCAACATGTCGTATCCGTACTCCTTGACCCTTGCCCTGATCTCGAAATCCTTCGAATCCTCTGTTGTCTCGTGATCGTCCCACCCCACTACGATCTTCTCGTCAGCGGTGTATCCCACCATTCTGTTGCGACGATCTGGCATCTCGGCTTGCAGGTCCTGATAGACAGGTAAGCCAAGTCCACCACGATCCATTGCGAAACGCCTTGGGTTGTAGAAGTCGAATATCATCTGAACGACACGGCGCTGGTCGGCTGCCGAAATACGCTGCAGATTCAAACGTGTCAGAAGTCGGAGACCAGTTTCTGACACTTTCGGCATCTTCTCCTCACCGAAAATGAGCAACTCTGATGGGTGAGATGTAAGCCCCACGTCCATACCGACCCACGTCTCAGTCCACTTCTTGTGTGATCCGGGGAAATCAATGTGGTGTTCTACGGTCGATCCATCCAACATCATCTCGTCACTCAGGCGCACGACATAATACCAATCATCGTTGTACTCGGACGCGAGGTTGTCGTCGACACAAGCCATGAGCCGGTGTAGAACAAACAGCGGATTCGTTGCGTCACCGTGAAGACCTAGGATGTTCCTCTTGTAGTCAGGGGAGTCACGCGATCCGTAGGCTTCGATCTTGTTGGTGCGTTCCTCATCGTCCCAATTGGGCCGGGACATGCCCGTGACCCTGTGTACCGACCACCCAGAGCCCGGTTGGCTGTGACGGTAGAACTCGTCGTGTACTCCTCTGGAAACCCCGTGGGCACGCCACTGTGCGCCCTCGTCACCATGCTTGAGGGTCTCGACAAGCTCGATCCAGCCTGCGGTGGGGAAGTCTTGTGCTTCATCCATCTCCAATCTCAATGGGTGGAGTCCCTTCACTCCCTTTCCGTCTCGCTGTGGTATGCGGCCAAGTATCTTCGCACCGTTCATGAAGTCGACTTGGAACGGTCTGTGCTTAAAGCCTCTCCCCACACCTCCGGGTAGAAGCTCACGGGTAAGACGTGTCGATTTGATCCTGTCCTCTATGCGTGAGGTCAAAGGCTGCAGGTGGACGGCTTCTGGTGCGGTGACAACCATCTCTGCGCCGGGATGCTGGATAGGGAAGACCCACGCTCTGGCTATGATTGAAGCGGTCTTGCCAATAGCTCGCGCACACTGGTCTATCACCTGCGTGCTGTCGTCACGCCACCATTTGTACTGAAAATCCCAGCACCTGAAAATCTGCTCTTTGTTGGAAGCCATGGGGTCTTCCCACAACAACTCGGCCAAGTCGATACCAGCGTTGTCCTGAATGAGAGAGATGAGATACATCTCCTCCTCAGTAAGCGGTTTCTCTTTCGGTGTTATCGCCATCAGAGGTCCTTGATCCAGTACTTCTGATTGTCTCTGAAGTGACCATCTATCTCGTCTACCGCAGGAAGTAGCTCGTCTCGTACCCATTCGATTATCTGATCAATATGCACTTTGTTATGCGTACGTTCCTCATCGTCTGAACGATCGTGTAGCCCTATCTTCGTGCGAAGCTCCATGAACCAGTTGAGTATCTCGGCGTTCTGTGTGTCACGATGCACACCAAACTGGCCTGCACGCTTGAGAAGCTCGGCCATATATTCAGACACAGACTGCTGCTCAGATTCTACGCGGTTCTTCCTACCAATACCAAGGTGAGCTTTGAGCTGCAGTATCTGCTTATCTATACGATCTTTCGTATCTCGCACAGCCTTATCGTCATACTGCGAACCTTCGTAATCAGTCTCTCGTATCATCCAGTTTGCATAGCGATACGAAAGTAACTCCATGGAAAGCAGTCGGTCAAGGTCTTGCAAATCAGCTATGTTGTCAAAGTTGTACTGCTCATTATAGCGTTTAAGCGACTCGTCAAACCACACTGCTTCTTCAGAAATGAGCACTTGGAATTCAGTACCTGAAGCACCCTGTACTGTAATCTCGTCTAGGGCGTCAGCTTCATCCTTCTCCTGAAGCATGCTAAGTATTTCTTCATCAGAAGGTCTGTCCGACATTCAGCACACCACCCTTCTTCCATGTACGGAGTGTGGGCGTACGCTTTATGGATGTGATGTGATCTATCGAAAAGAAATCAGACCCACCGACACGTTCGAACCAGTCCCATTTCGCCAACTTGTCATCAAAAGACATCATGTCGTAGTCAAGCATGTAGCTCATGGGCACTCCATGAGTCTGGAAATTGAAATGATAGGTAGGGAGTCTCCCTGCCCTCAGCCTGTAGTCCGGATAGGAGCCGCCGCGTTTGAACGGCACGAACACAGTCTCGTCCTTGGGTTCCCACGAACCATCTATACGAATGTGATCCTCATCCCACATGTGGCACAGCCTGCACTTAAGCGCTAGGTTTGGATGCTCTTTAGCAGCCATTCGTACTGCGTCTGGATCAAGAATCACTTCTGTTGGCTTCACGAACGCCATGAGATCATCATCAGAGGGACGAAACACATTAACAGCATCGGTCCATGCGTCAGTCTTCGCCATACCGTCATTCTCGTCTGCAGACACACGTAGATACCCCATGGAGTCGATACCACCCAGCACCTTCTCTTCTTCGTATGAATCTGGCTCCAAGGCAATGTGAAGACCATCAGCCCATCGCAGAACTCTTTCCACGACAGGCTCTAGATATCTTTCGGCCTCTCCGGGACCGACGATCATGACGGCGTATATCAATCAGGCTCCCTCATAGCGACAATTTCACAGATATTGCTTCCAACATCACGTCAGCACGCAGCATATCTTCTTTGAACTGGTCTCTCATTTGGTGAAGAGTGCTGTAGTTCTGATACATGCTTGTGAGGATAGTCTCAGAGTCAGTCGGTGTGTCGCACAAAATCAGAAGTGATTCGAGCGCCTCTATGAACGCAGCCAATATCACGTTCGAGTCAGAGAAGGCACTTTCGGCGGGAATGTTTTGCTGGGCAACGAACTGCTGACCACTGGATGCTTTGGTTTGAAGTTTCATTAGTCCTCCGTCAGTATGGAGATGAGCTGGTCACCCTTCTTGGTGACCTTGTGAGTTCTGCGTTTTCTTTCACGGTGAGACAGATATCCATCATCGAGAAGATCATTGATGTGGAACTGCACAGTAGAGCGAGAAGCCAAACCAACCCTGTCCTTGATCTCCTGAACAGTGGGGCCGAATCTGTTGGAACTCCAGTGTTCCTTCACGGCAGTGAGGACATGGAATTTGGTGTTCCTAGGTATGGAACTCATGAATCCCCCTCGCTGGTTAGGTAATCAGTGAAGGAGCGACGCTTCCTTGACAGATAAGACATATCTGCTACATATGGGTCAATGGAACGCCATGTTTCCCTGCTGCGCGACGGAAAACGACTCGCTGCGCTCGTCACTAAGAGTTGGAAACTTCGGAAGGCTTTGTAAGTCTTATGTGTCAACTTTGCTGATGATCCTAGCACACCACAACCCGCCTTCCTTCACGTGAACGTTCAGAGGCTTTCTATGTCCTTGATTACATATCCACGCAACCATGCACAGGCCATAGCGACCTTGTCGGTGCGGGGCATGATGAGGAATCTCGGACCTTCGTCCTTGTGCTCCATCATGTACTCACGTACGTCCTTTTCTTCTGCCTCACCGAAGTCGTAAACCATATCCACCACTATCTCGGTGACCGTTTTGCGCTTCTCCAGTTCCCTCAGGATATCTTCCCAAAAGTATGACGTGTACTCGTCGTACATGTACTCATCCCACGTGTCAGAGAATACGTAGTTCCACATCTCTGACATGTCGCCCGAAAAAACGAACTGGCCGGTTTCCTTCGGAGCTGCAATCAAAACCTCCGAGAGTTCTACTCTTTCCCAAAGTGCCATGCACTTCCTTTCATTCATGTTCTACTATACTCGAACAGTAGGATAAGTCAACACAAAAGCAAGAGGACCCCGAAGGGTCCCCATGCTCACCGATGGCAGGGCATCTGACAGGAAGCCCATCCACTGCTGACTATAACACCGTCAGCTCCAGATAGCCATTGAGTTCAGACGACGCTCGCTGCAAAACGCCGTCCATATATACGAATGCACCCGGTGAGAACTCGTCCGTGTACATGAGCTTCAATTCGTCAAGACGCCGGTTCAGAGTTGCCAGAATTGCACGAAGCGTGGTAGCCGACGCTTGCTGATCATAAGAGACGGGTCCAGCTTCAGCTTTGAAGTTGACGGCTAGAGTCAGGATCTTGTTCCTCAAAAGTCTGGCTCCAGCCAGTATTACGACCAACATATGCAGTTCTGTTGGGAGATCATCCTCTTTCGTTGCTTGGTCTGTGATGTAGTCCGTACCTGTTGGCTGGGGGGTTCCGAGATCTGCGCCGTCTACCAGTGTGTATTGCGTAAGCATCGTATAAAGGCGCGCGTCCCAGAACCCATCAGCCAAATATCCGAGATAGTCACCAGCACCCATGGTTGGGTATTGCTCTGTGCCCGGAGCGTTCAACTCACGGTTCATCATCGGGATTAAATCTGGAAGTGGCGTTGCCATTACGGTGCGCTCCCCGGTCCATCGTAGACCCTGTAGGTAAGGAGGTCTGATTCGTATTTCTGGGTAGTCCCATTGGAGACCCACATCTGGGCTGAGTAATCTGAGGCTTCAGCCATGTCAGTGGTAGACCAGTTGTAGGTGACCTTGCCGTCCGTGCCATCAGTGGTGAAACCGATCGACCCCCCACCCAGTGGACCTGTTACCGAAGGTATGGCTTCGATGTTCATTGCGAGAGTTCCGAAACCAGAGATGTCGACAACCACACCGTCAAAGTCCAAGAACGTGTGCTCGAAAGGCGGCGGTATCGCCCCCTCCGCAAACGCTCCAAGCTCTTGCTTTACGGGTGTGTTCGCCATTTAATTTCCTTCGACCGTGCTAGATGTGGGTCCCATCTTAGTCTTGGAGTCCCTAGCTTCTTGGTACGAAATGGATGAATCGGTCATGTCTTTTTCTGACGTCTCCACCATGTCGTCATACTGCTCGGTACTTCCGTCCTCAACATTGCTCCGACTTTCCTTGTCGTCTGGGCCATGGGATTCCTTCTCCATGTCCGGCGCTGTTCCAGCGTAAGCCATCTGCTTCTCCCTTGTTGAATTGTCTCCATACCTTGCACGTGTACTCCCTCTCCTGATAAGAAGCTGCGGGCCCACTTTGATGAAGTTGGTGTTACCAGTGACGATGACACCATCAGTCACCATCCTGTCAGTGACAGTGATCCTTGTAACCGTGTCTCCTGCTGCTATCTCATCCACGAACACCCTGACCTTCGCCATCGTGCGTGCCGTGCTGTCTGTTGCGCCAACAGTCTCGCCCACGCTCACCAATGCATTCTTTGCGTGCAGTACTGCACTATTGACGCCCACATCGTCCGTGATGGTGACAGCAATGACACGAGCTATGAGGACTTGGTCCTGTATGTCTACATCGTCCCCAACCA